CAAAAATACTCATTTTATATTCTTTAAATTTTGGTCTAATATTTCATTTAAAAGCTGTTCGGCATCCAAACCGTACTTATCTATTAACGTGTCAGGTAAAGTTTTGTAGGCAGCTTCAAATGGCTTGGTAAAAAATAGGCTTGGTTTTATTCCTTTGAAATAAATACTTCGTGCAATTAAGAATTGAATACTTTTTTTAAAGCCCGCAGCAGAAACAGAACGCGCAGCAAATTTACCGTTGTTACGTGGTGCTAAACCTTTACGAACTATCCATTTATCCAGCTTACTTGGTGGTGGCATTTTATCCTTATACGAATATGGCGAACCGTGTTTTACTCGTTTACCGTCAACCCCTTTATCCTGAAAGTTACCGTAAGGCTCCATCTCGAAATAAATACCTATTGAATTAGGCATCTCTTTTACTTCGCCTTTTATTGAATTGCTTAACTTACCGCTTGAATTTTTACCCAACCTTTGTAAATTGGCTTTTGCTTCAGCTATTACCAAATCACGGAACTTTTCTAAGGCTTTTAATCTTTCACTCATTAACAAACAGTCATTTCGTTAGGAACTAAAATATCAAAGGTCATAGTCCAACCAGCTAAATAGTTTTCAAACCTTTCTGCAAATGCTTCTAAGGTTGGATTACCGTCTACTTGAAAAGCATCAGTAAATAAGTCGCCACGTCTAAGTTCTTCGTACAACCTATTCAGTACTGAAAGCATTGTATTAAGTACGTAAATTTCATTATCGTTGCCGTCGAATATATTTGTATCTTCGTCTTTTGACTTATTGACAATATCCATTGCCATTAAACTCACGTTAAAACGAATTACATTACTTTCAAAAGTTGCGTTATTTACTATAATATGACACAAAGGAAATATTGTTTGCTTTGCTAAATCAACCGCAAATATATTACCTTGAGTAACCGTGTTTACAAATGGATCGTTTTCTAAGTTGGTTTTTAACGTATCTAAAACAGTGTAATAATTAGCCATGCCTTTGTATTTTTTTTATTTCTCGTTCTTCTATTTCTCGTTTTTGTCTTTCATAAGTAAGGTAGGTAAGACACTTTCTAACTCCCAGTCGGGTAACTTCATCAAACTTTGTAACGTCTCCCTGAGAAAGCGCATAGATTGAATTGTACCATCCCCATCTTTTATTAAATTGCGTTCTTTCGCTAAAGTCATTATCTTCGGATTCTTCTGTATTTCCGTCTCCAAAGAGGTAAGCGTATGTTGTACTAAGTCGCTTCCTAAAGTCGAAAAAAAAACCGTTGCACCTAAGACAACATTTAACGGCGCGAACTTCATTACATCGCTAAATTCATCCGTGCCAGTGTACTCAAATATTTCGTATCGGTCTTTTACTTTCTTTGTGATAGGCCGGTACATTACAGCCATTGCTTTGTGAAAAGTTTCTACGCTTGAAATATTACTTTCAAGATCAATGTATTCTCCAAAAGTCATATCCTCCAGATTAGGAATAAAACCAAATTCAGTATCATTAATTTTAAACGTTGCCTGAAATTTAGGCTTCGCTTTGAATATTTCGTTTAAATGTAGGGTCAAACTTTTAACGTCGCTCCATTTTACTTTTACTACGTCTTTCATTTTTAAACCGCAGAAAATCTCGATAGTCTTTTGACCAATAAATTCTTCGTCGTTCGACTTTTCTACTACCTTCATAAATTCCTGATAACTCTTTAGAGGTATTTCGTTTAATGAAGTAGGTATTACTATTTCTGTTTTCATCTTATTTATTAACTTTTTATTCGTGTTTTTGTAGTATGTAGCATTTAAAATAACATTTGTTGTTTATCTAAATAAAATTTATTTACCCTTTGTTTAATAACATCAAAATATTTTTGTTCTTTTTCCATTACTATAAATTGTCTATTCGTATTTAAACAAGCTATTGCAGTTGTTCCACTTCCAGCACAATTATCAAGTATTAAATCATTCTCATTTGTATATGTTTTTATAAGGTATTCCATTAATTCAATCGGCTTTTGAGTTGGATGTATCCTATTTAATTTATTACATTCTGCTGTGTCGTTTCTAATTTCAATGTAATTTATTGGATACCTTAAATCTTCGTTATGGTCATCACCAGCATATCTATTTTTGATGTTAGCTGTTAAATCACCATCAACAATATACTTTTTGTTTCTCGGTCTTTTATTTTTTGCTTCTGCTAATGTCATTTGTGGATTATAATTGTTTTTTACATTAAAAACAACAATATCCTCAATTACTCTTAATGGCTGATGTTTAGCAAAAGCAAATCCATAAGGTGCTTTTTTATTCCAAGTCCAATTATATTTGTATTTACCCATATTACTCATTATAAGAACGCTTGTAAACGGTTGTGAAGCGGTTAATACTATTGCTCCGTTTGGTTTTATAATTCTCTCGTATTGTTTCCATAATTTATCAAATGGAATTATTACATCCCATTTACAGGCAGTTGTTCCGTAAGGCAAATCGCAAAGTATCATATCAATACTTCCGCTTGGTATATCCTTCATAAGCTCCAAACAATCCCCTAACAATATTTTATTTTCCATTATGTAGCTTTTATTTACACTATTTGCATACTTGAATGAGTGCTAACTATTATTTATTTACCAAATGTGGTACTTACCGTAGTTAGAATTCAATCCAAGTGTTTCCATTTCGTGGTATCGTAAAGCATCAATAGCGTGGTTATTTGTGTCAATAGGTTTGTTTAAACGAGTTCCAGCTTTGTCAGTATCCCAACAGTAGGCACGAAGCTCTTTAATCAAATTAACGCTGTTAGAAGTAACTAAATATTCTTGGCGTTGCATAACATCTATTCCGTAGTTAATTGAATCCTTGCCCTTTGTAACGCCTTTAATTGTTATTCCATAGCGCTTTATTTCTTCTATTGATTTAGGCTCGCTTGAATCAGCGTAAACTGGTACGTGTTTCGGTAGTTCCTTTGCGATATCTGAATTAAGCATTCCTGTTTGGTACTTCAGTTCGTTTAAAATTCGTGTACCGTTGTAATTGTAAACTTCAATAATTGCAGTTGGATCATTCGTGTATCCAAAGTCTAAACCAATACCGATTAATTTAGCGTCTTTCGGTAGTGTATCTATTGTTTTCCAGTTACTGAATATAACGCCTTCTAACATTCCTATTTCGCCTAATCCATACACACGCCACCAGTTAGCCCAATATGCGCTTGTTTCGGCTTTTAAACGGTTCTTTTCTATTTGTTGAACTATACTATTATCGAGTGCTTCATTATCTTTGTAGGTCAAAATTAAAAAGTCACTATCTGGTTCGTCTTTTAGTTCCTTATGTACCCAAAATTCATTTGCTGGATTGAAGTCTAAATATACTTCTTTCTTTGTACGTATTGAAAGTTCGTTATAAGATTCAAAGGTTACGTTGTTACATTCGTTTATATACAGTATATCACGCCTTGCTCCCCTTAATTTACTTGAGTCATCAGCACTAAAAAATTCAAATACACTTCCGTTTTTTAATTGATAAATAAGTAGCGACTTATTAAATTGATTATCGTCAAATCTATTTGTCCACTTTAATATTTTAATAAAATCACGTAATGCACCTCTTCTTAAATGTGGTATGCTTTCAGCTACTACACTTATTTCTAAGTTAGGTTGTACTATTGCTTTGTTTATTAAGACTGCTAATATTGAATACGTTTTCGAAGCGCTGGTACCTCCTTGTATTATTTTAATTCGTCTTTTTAAATTAAGTATCTTATTAGTTGCTGTTGTCCGTTTGAACATCTGGAAAAATTGGTTGTTCAATAACTGTTTGTTCTACATAACTTTGATTTAATCTTTTTAAATCATCTCCATCCGCTACTATTTTAAAAGCAGCTATTTGAAGCGTTGCGTTATCTGATTGAATCCATTTTTGAAGTAAATAATTTTGTGCCTTTGACCTATTTTTTTCAAAAGACTCTTTTATTGTGTCTAATTTATCTAAATTATAATTGTAAGCGGTTGCCCTTGAAAAGTTTAATGCAGTCCAATCAATATGGCTCCATCGCATCCATTTATATTTTTCAATTGATTTTATTAATTCTTTTTCGTATTTGTTTTCCATTACTTGGTTATTAAATTTAAAAATTCACTACGTGCTTTTTCATCCTCTTTAAACGCTCCTAATAATTTACTGGTTGATGTCCAAGTGTCGTGTTTTTTTACTCCTCTCATGCACATACAAAGATGCTGAGCTTTTAAATGCACCGCAACCCCTTTAGGATTTAATTCTAATTGTAAACGCTCTGCTATTTGTGTTGTTATTCGTTCCTGATTTTGGAATCGATTAGCATACAAATCAACTGTTCTTGCTAATTTACTTAAACCTATTATTTTTTTGTTTGGAATATAAGCGACGTTCGCTGTGCCAAAAAAAGGAGCAGTGTGATGTTCGCATATAGAATAAAACGGAATATTTGTTTGTATTATCATTTCGTCCGTTCCTTCTGCATCAAATGTAGTAAAATTAAATTCCTTTGGTTCTAAAAATTCACGCATAAACTTTATATAACGCTTCGGAGTATCTTTTAAACCTTCTCGTTCCGCATCTTCGCCTAAATGCGTTAAAATCTCTTTAAAATGCCATTCAGCGCTATTTACAGGATATTCCATAATTTATGATTTTGAATTGATAATTTCCATTTTGGATTTTTAATACATAAATCAATGCAGTGTTTTAAGTTTTCACTGTTTATTGTAAATCCGTCTGAATGTGGACTAATCCAATAATGTTCTGCTTTTATACTTGGTTCTGGCACTGATTGTCCTGAATGTCTCACATATCTAAGTTCGTTAACTCCGTTTGGAAAATTCTTTTTTATTACGTGTTCTGCTACCTTTGGAGAAACACAAATAAAATCTAATCCTTTAGGAGCTGGATGCAGTCCGCTTGTTTCAATTGCTTGAAAAAAACCTTTTGAAACAAAATACATTATTATTTCGTGTGTTAATTGGTCTAAAGGTTCACCACCAGTCCAAGTAATTTCTTTACATCCATTTGCGTTTTCACTAATCCAATTTTCAATTTCTTGGATTTTCATTTCTTTGCCGCTTTCAAATTCAGTATCGCATTTTATTCCAGCCGAAAAACAAGCATTTTTTGCTTTGCAACCTTGTAATCTTATAAATATTGTTGGCGTTCCTATTCTGGCTCCCTCACCTTGAAGGGAATAAAAAATTTCACTTACTTTTAATTTCATAAATAACGTTTGAAGATTCTGTTTCTGCTAATTGTATTTCGGTAATTTTTAAACCTGTTTCGTTTTGTATTCGTGTAAATAACCAAATTGCCATGTTTTCTGCTGAGGTTTCAAAAGGTAGTTTTTTAATTGGTTCATTTGCTAACTCCAAAACGGACACCAGTGGATCGTTTTCATATAATAAAAACCAGTGACAATATTCTTTTATAATTGGTTCAACCAATTTATCAATATCTGAAAATAAAAATGTAATTCCTTCTTCGTTAATTTGTTCAAATTTAAACTTACATTTTACTTTGTAAGTATGCCCGTGAATGCGACCACATTTTTCACCACCAGCTTTATTTCTATGCGCTGCGTAAAAGTGATATTTTTTTTCTATTATCATAACCATCCTTTTTGTTTTGCTTCATAATAACCTTTAACTCTTAATTCAGTTGCTGGATTATTATTTAATCCATAACCCCACTCATTTTTTATCATATTTCCATTATAATCTGTTAATGTATCATTTATTATTACATCTAAACAATTCAAATCTTTTGCCATTTTCCATGTTTCTGCTTTATTCAAATACATTAAAGGAGTGTGTATTTTAACGTCTCCAATTCCCAATCCGAGGCTCAAAGATAATTCAATTGCATCAATAGTTGTCTGTCTGCAATCTGGGTATCCTGAGTAATCCGTTTGACATACTCCCGTAACTATATTATTTGCTCTAATTTCAGCACAATAAGATCCTGCAATAGTCAAAAATAAAATATTTCTTCCAGCTGTAAAACTTGCTGGTAATTCTTGATTAATTTTACTTTTTTCATTGTGATTTGTGTTTTCTGTTAAACTACTCGGAGCAAGTAAATTTTTTACGTCAAATATTTTATAATTAACATCAATATTATTCGCTATTTTTTGAGCCTGTATTAATTCTTGTTTATGCATTTGTCCGTAATCAAATCCAATAGCATAAATCTCTTTAAAATGTTTTTTCGCCCAATATAAACAGGTTGTTGAGTCCTGACCTCCGCTTAATAAAATTACTGTTTTCATAAATTGTTTTCTGCGTATTTTGAAAATTTAACCCATTCGTTAAAATTATTTAGAGCCGTCATATTTGTTTTAACTCTTTGTCCTATTTCTTTATTTCGTTTTTTCATTGTTTTTCCATTAAACCAATAAACAGAACCAAATCTATTGCCCGATAACCATGATGTACTATCAACAGAATAAAATTTATATTTTTCTAATCCTTTTAAATTTGTAAATCCTAATCCGTGAACTTTACAGTTATTTTGTTGTGCTATTTTTAATAATGGAAAAAAAATATTGTATTGACTGCTTTTTATTTCTTTAGTAACAATTCCACCAATAGCAATAAAATTATATTCTTTACACATTTGTTTCCAATATTCTAACCCTCTTGACTTATGCCATACAGGAATACACTGTTTATTTGTCAATTTTTCAAGTTTATTTCTTAATCTCTCAACCTCTTTTATTCCTACAATTGAATCAATATCTAATTCAAAAAAATATTTTACATTGTATTTATTAATAAAATTAGCATATTCAACTATATAATTATCCCAATTTAAGTTCGAACCTGATTTATTCATATAAGTAAACGCACCACTATCCAATAAAAACATATTATATTTTAATATATTTTTTTCTTCACCTTTTATATAAACAAAACTTTCAAGTCTATTAAAATCAAAAAAATCTCTGTTTTCCCAACAATGTCTATTCCATCCACTTCCTGCTAAAAAAATTTTCATAAACCTAATAATTTAAAAACTATCTGTTCTTTGCTTCCGCTATGTTTTTTAAATGCTTCGGTTACACTTTCAAAATCTTCATCCGTATATTCTAAAATAATTTTATTTTTCTGTTCTTTTGATTCGTTATTTTCCTCGAAAAAATCATCCAAATTAATTTCATCCTCTGAATAGTAAGGCACATCCAATCCCCAATCAGATAATTTTTCAGCATCCCACTCGTTTCCTAACTGATCCCAATCCCATTCGCCAAAACCTACGTTGTCTTTAATTAAAAACTCTGCTTTTTGTTCTTCCGTCCATTCGTCTGCTATTATTACGGGTATTTCTTTAAATTTTAACTCATTTAAGGCTTTTAAACGCATATTACCACCTAACACAACGTATTTATTATCTACGTCAGTAAAAACGATTAGAGGTCGTTTATTTAACATATCAGGAAATTCTTGTATAGACTTAACTAACTTTTGGAATTTTCCGTCTTTTATTACTCTTGGGTTCTTTGGGTTTGGTTTAACCTCGCTAATCTTAACTATTTGCATCTTCTTCTTTGTAACTGTTGTATAAAATTTCAAGTTTATTCATTACGTCACGTAGACAACTACCGCAGCTGGTTGGTTGCATATTTACTTTAAACACTCTATTGTAAATTCTTAGTAGTTCCTTTTGTTCGGTAGGCTTCATGCTATAACGCTTTTCAGTAAACCATTGTGTTAAATATTCGTGTTCGTCTTTTAGTAGACATTCAGGTTTACGGTACGGAAATAAAGCGTTTAACTTTGCTTTGCGCTCGTCACAACCGCAGTCTTCACCAAGTAACCATTTCGCCACCTTTGATACTCCCGTAGCTTCTAAAACCTTTTCTACTGTATCTCCTAATCCTTCGCTTTTAGCCGCTAATATTTCGGCTTTTGTTCGTCTTTTTCTTGTCATATTTTCATTTTATTAATTCGTAATCTTCATTAATTAAATCTTCGTAATCTTCTTTTACATTATCTTTTAAGCGTTCTTTGCAAGTCTTAATTGTTTTCCATACGCTTTTAAAACTTATTCCCGTTACGCCTTCAATTTGGCGTGTACTCATTCCCGAAGTTCGGTAAAGGTCAAATAACAGTTGATCGTACCAGTGCCAGCTTTTTATTTCAGCAATCATTTTTATTTCAAAACGTTTCTTCGCTTCTAATATTTCGGGTTGATATTCGTCTTTTAGTTGCATAGCTTCAGTTAAATTTACCTTTACTATCCTGGACTTACTTTTTTTATAGTCGAAAGTCATGTTACGTAATACCGTCCAAACAAAGTTCTTATTCAGTTTGCCGTTTATGTAGAACCGTTCGTCTTTATCCAGCTTTGCCATTTTTAAATACATTTCTTGAACTATATCTTCACAATAATAATCTTCTCCAAAAGTGCCTACAATCTTAATCCAGTCGTTGTGGTGCTTGCTTAGTTCTATTAAAAACTTTTCATTTACCAAAGTGAACTAAATAATTGTATTACTGATAAGCTGGATAAAAATATTAAAACACGGTGTATTGATTCTAATATTAATTCGTCTTTATATACCCACGTTTGAAACTTTTCACTTGTTACCCAGAAGGCAAAAACAAGAAAAACCCTATCTAAAATAAATAGGGTTATCAAAAAAGGTAAAAGTAAGGCGTGTCTCACCCTACAAAGTTATACTATTTTTTTAAATATTCGACAAACGTCTTTCATCAAATATCATTTCTTGGTTAAAATCAAACTCTTCTTGCATTAATTCGTATTCATCAAACTCGAAAGAATATGGATCATTGTCTAAAACGCTTTCAATGTATTCACAAATTAATTTCGTGTTTCTTTTGTTTAGGTGCTTAGAACTTATTAAGGCTCCATCTTCAGCATATAAATCGTATTTACTTAGTTTAACTTGCACTCCGTCTAATTCACCGTCTTTTAATATCCATTCAGGTGTAAATTGAAACTGCATCTCTTTACCTTTGCCGCATTCAATATCAAAATACCCTACTCCGTTACTTACTTCAATGTTTTTTACTGTTGTGTTTCGTGTTTTCATAGCTCTTTATTTAATTATTTCTTCAAAATTAATATAACTTTTTAAATAAACAATACTTTGAATAAAAAAAAATGCGGAATTTTTTACGTTCCGCACTTGAAATACTTGCAAAGTGTGGGCGACCGTGTTTCACAATCCATTAACCACTGCAAGTTTTAGGTTTACCAGAGCCTAATTTTTTAAAAACCCCCTTGTGTGCATATTCATTACTTCCCAGGTTTTTGATTTGGACAAGGGGGGTGCTTTGCCGAGCCTATTTATTTGAATCTAAAAACTTTCCTATTCGTTCAATTGTAGCAGTGTTTATTGTTTTTCCCTTCAGGAACGTGTGAATATTACTTTGGTGTAATTTAGCTTCTAAACAAAACTTGTTTAAAGTTATTCCTTTGCTTTGAATATACCGCCATATTAACGTTCGTGTTACATTATTTATATTCGCTACTATCTTTTCCTCTTTCATAGCTTAAAAGTTGTTTAAAAAGTCTGAAATATCGTTGCTTTGTTGGGGCTGTGGTCTTTGAGGTTGCTGCTGTTTTTCTTCAGACGGTTTAATTGATATACTTAAAAACCCGTTACCTTTATTACTTATTTTTTTCCACGCGCTTAAATCAAATTTACGACCGTTTATTGTTATGTTTCCAGTCATATCTGGCTGTGTATCTTTGGTCTTTTTGTCGTTAGTAAATAACGCTCCTGAATTGTCATAATTTTTGTTTTCCATTTTTATTTTACTTTTAATTTTAACATTTTAATTACTAAAGAATCAGCATTTACAGTACCGCCTTCATCTGTTACGCTTGTTAGTGCTTTTACTAATTGCTTTAATTCTTTAAGTTCTTTTTTTAATTCTTGTATTTCTTGGTTAACTTCTGGATTCATAGCTGTTCTATTTCGTTTTTTACTTCAATTAAATACTGGTGCGCTAAACTACCTTCATTGATATATAAACCATTTCTAAAGTCTAACATTTCTTCAACAACTTTTAACGCGCATTTTTTAGAAACGTCTTTATCTAATTTTAATTCTAAAATAAAAAAGTTATATATTTCGTATGCTTTTTTTAATTCTTTACTTGGGTCAAACCATTTGTCAACATCAAATTTCTTTTTCATATCACTTGAATTAAGTTAGTATAATATTCTCTACATTCTTCTATTCGTGTTTTAATAGCTTCTATTACTTTCTCATCTCGCTTAATTACGTGCGTTTTAACGCGCTTTTCTTTAGGTATGTGCATGAAAGTATGTTTAGCTTCTACAAAGTCTATTATATCGTCGTTTTCGTCTATTTCGTTTCTTCGCCAGTGTTCCCTTCTTATTTCATCACGAACGATTTGTAAAGGTGTATCTATTAAACAGTAACACAATAACGCCTCTTGTTTGTCAGTTAGCCACATATAACCCTGTAATTGAAAATAGTAATCTTTGTTTTTTACTTCGTTTTCAATTACCTTTTCAAAGAATGTAAACGCATCCCAGCTACTTTTAACGTCTATTAATATATCCGTGTTTACATCAGGCTTTCCCGTTACCCATTCATTTGTTATACGTTCTTCATTCTTGTAAATAAATCCAACGTCTAAAACATTGTTAACTAATTTTATTGATTCGGGTTCTACTTCATTTCCTTTGTCGGTGTATCTACTCCAAAACTCTTTGTGTATATTGTATTTTTCTTCGACCGCTAATTCAAGTAAATACGTTTTAGTAGTTTGAGAAAGACGCTCCCCCTTGGTGCGGGGGTTTGTCATAATTTTTCCTATTTGTGAACATCGTATTTTCATAGCGCAGCAAGTTGTTCAGGTGTTAAATCAAATTTAGCTCGTAGTTCTTCAGCAGTAAATTTATTTTCTTGTATTGCTTTTAATGCTTCAAGAAATCTTTTGTTGTCTAACGTTTCCGCTTTTCTATTGTCTTTTGAATCTGGATCGTTTTCCGTTTCATCAATTAAGAATAAACCGTTCAATGCGTATTTACGTGCGTAGCTTGAAGCCGTGCCTGTTGTTTGTTCGCTTGACATTCCTTTGTGTTCGCTTAATTCAGCATAGGCGTTTACTTTAATTTCTCCATCCGTGTTAATCAAAGTTGCAGTTGCTTTTAAAAATAACCTACTACCAACCTCTACTACTTCGTCAGTTAGTATTAATACACTTTCGTATTTGTATAAAATAGGTTTTACAGATTCAAGTATTTGTTCTGCACTTCGATATTTGAAGCCGCCAAATTTGTTAAAGCTCCCCTTTGGGCATTTTAATTCCGCCTGAATTTTAGTTAACTGTTTCATGTTATTTTGTGTTTTGTGTTTACAAATTTAATAATAATTTTTAATATAACTATAATTAAAAAAAATATTTATAGAAATTTCTTTAATCCTTGCACCGCATTCTCAATTGAGTTAGCTCGTTCCTGCAGGCTTATAATTTGTTGTTGAATAGTAAGTTTACAATCAGTGGTAAAATACCCGTTAGACGTTGCAATTAACGGTAATAAGCCATTTGAACGAATATAGTTAACTAACTTTCGTAATCTCGGTTGTGTTAATCTTATTTTGTATCCGTTATTTTCTAAAAATACATTCATTCTTTTTACTATTAATTCAGCTTTGATCGGGTTCGTCTTTTTGTAACCCCTAAATCCGTGAATTACCAGCTGCAAAATTTCCATTTCTTCGCTCGTCAACTCGTGCGTGTACTGTTCGAAAGTTGTAATCATTTGTAAATGTTTTTTAAGTTATTCTTTTCAGCAAATCGTAATACAAAATCCTGCGCATCTTCTAATCTTTGACTTGAATAAAGGTATTGTCTGTTTCTACGAACGTAAAAGTAATTGTAAACGTAACCGTATTTGTTTTTTACCTTAGTTGGGTAAATCCATTTTAACTGTTTTTCCATATCTATTTGTTTTGTGTTTGTCAAAAGTAATATAAATTATTAATATAGTTCTAATTCTTTTATCTTTTTTTTATATGTACTGATTATTTCTTTTAGTTCGTCTATTGTGAACTTACGTGTTTTAGTAGCTTCAGCGCTTAAATTCTCAAATTCTTCAATCCCTATTTTTTTAAGTAGGTTTTCACGGTAGTAAATTAAATTTCCTGAAAGATACGTGTTACAGTGTTCACATTGAAGGTGTACATTCCTTTCGTCAAATCTAACGGACCAATGATTATTAGCGTTGTAGAAGTGTCCCGCATTGATTTTTAACGGCTTCTTTTGACACGAAATACAAACGTTCCCGGCATCCCTTAATCGAATAAACTTATTGAATACTTGTTGCGATAATTTAACGTAATCTTGAATTGTCATTAAATCCATTTTTAACTTCGCCTTTTTACGTTTCCAGTTCTTTTCTTTTACCTCGTTTATCCATTCAGCTACGCAATTAGGTTCAAAACAATTCTTTTGTAAGGTTGTAATCGGTGAAAAGACGGATTTACAGTACTTACATTTTCGTGTTTTCATAGGTTTAAATTTTTAAGTATCTTATAAAGTACATTTACTACTATTGAATTACCAGCTTGTTTGTATGCTTGTGAATCACTTACAGTCCATGTAAACGTATCAGGAAAGTCCATTAATCTAAAACATTCACGGGGTGTTAAACGTCTTATTTTAAAATCATTTAAAAGAACATTATTTGGATTTGTTGTCATAACAGTTCCACTACTTTTATCTAACATATATGCTCTATCGTATTGAGATTTATTATTTTTTCCATTTGAATCCCATTGAATATAATTTTCACAAATTATAACTCCTTGTTGGCATCCTGTATCTAAAGTTTGAGCTACCCCTTTACCTACTCTACCCCTTCGTGTTTCTGAATTAGGAACTGAAAAATTAATACTATCTCCTTTACTTGCTTCTTCGTATCCTTTTAAAGTTGCTGATTTTATTTTAATTAAGTCATCGCATCCACCCCCACCAACTTTTAAAGCTGACATAGTTCCATTTGTATCATGAAATTTTGCACCAAAACCATTACCGTTTTCTTTTTGCTTAATATCGTATTCAATTAATTTACCAATAGTTTGTTCACTCAAAAAATACTTTTCATCTACTTTATTTTGAAGTACGTCTTTTAGTCTTTTACTTAAATGTTCTTCAATAGGAAATCTAAAATTATTATCTGATTCGTCACGTATTCCAACTAAAAAAACACGTTCTCTATTTTGTGGCACTCCATGCTCTTTTGCGTTTAATACCTTCCAATATAAATGATAAGGTACTGAATCAGAATAAGGAAATATAACAGGGTTGCCATTAACAGATTTTCCACCTAAATAATTCACCCACTCCGAAAATGTTTTACCGCCATCGTCTGAAAGTAATCCTTTGACATTTTCAAAAATAAAATAACGTGGTTTGTTTACTTGAATAAACTCTAACGAATTAAAAAATAATATACCTCGTTTATCATTTTTACCTAATCTTTTACCCGCCAAACTAAACGCTTGACACGGTGGTGAAGTCATGTAAATATCCAAACTTTCTTTTGGTATTTCACGATCGTAAACATTTGTTGGATAATATTCAGGTTCTCCGTAATTATGTATAAAAGTTTGCCTTGCGTACTTATCCATATCACAAGCAAATATTTCTTTATAATCTACATTAAGACGAATTAACGCTTGGTTAAACGCTCCTACTCCAGAAAAATCACTACCTACTTTTATCATATCTCGATATTTACGTTAATTTGTTCTAAGTGTCTAATCTTTTGCTTTAACTGCATTATTTCTATTTCCATTGCAAATTGTTTTTTGTTACTTGCCTGAAGTAGTTTATCTACGTGTTCAAAGTATAACACCGCTTCACCTACTTCGGTCAAACTCTTTTCCATTGAATCAATTAAATCAGTTCTGTGTCCGTGTTTTTCTTTGATGTTATCTAAAGAGTTTTGAATCTTTAAATAAACAGTCCAAAGACCCGTTTTTCTTTTTATCATTTCCAGCATCTTAAATAGTTTTATAACATTCAACGTAAGTATTTATAGGTAAAATCATTCGTCTTTTTGTACCTACTTTTCTATAATATACCCAATCAACAACTTCATAATTAGTTGTGTCTTTTTCAAATTTAAATTGTTCACCGTTGTTTAAATCGCTTGTTAATTTTTTACTTCGTGTTTTCATAATTAAAATGGCATTTCGGGGTTTCCGTCTTTATTTATTCTTGGCTCTAATTCTTCAAACGCTCCTTGCTTCATTCTTTCACTAAACGAAAGTAATTCTTTTCCGTTTACTATATCAGGTTTTGAAGTAGGAAAACTATTTGAAATTGGTTTAGGTTCGTGTTTACTTCGATTAGCATATATTTTATTATCAGCAAAATCTTTAATGTAGTATTGATATTTTTCTACGTCTAAAAATAGTTTGTAAGTTCCGTTTTTTGAAACGCCTTTAGGCTTGCTTTTAGCTACTTTTAAATGTACTTCGTTTTCTTGTGCTATATTACCATCGTTCAAAATTAAACCCGTTGGTGGTCGCCAAGGAATTAAAACCGTTAAACCTTTTCTAAACCATACTTGACCGCCAGCAAAGTCACGAGCGCTCGGAATAGGGTAATAACTTATTTCAACACCTTCGTGTGTTTTACCGTGTGTTAAAGGTTGGTCACGCACATGATTAATAATACAGTTATGTCGTTTCGTCTTTCGTGCGTTTTTACGTGCAAGTCCTAAAATTCTACTTAAATATTTATCTTCACGTCCTAAATCTTCGTGTTTAAACTCTTCAGTAAGTTCGTTCCACGGGTCAATTGTAGTAGTTTGTATTGTTATTTCTTGTGTGCGTTCAATTTCATCTACTAAATTATAGAACTTTTCTAACGTCAAATCTTCGTCAATAGGGTCAATTACTATAAAATGATCGTTTATAAACATTTCAGAAGCCACTTGTTCACCTTGTGACATTGAATTTTCTCCTATTGTGTACGGTTTACCGATATATTTATAGCATAATTCAGCGTAAATTTCTGCAGCGTTACCCGTTTCAGGTGAAAATATTACGTGTTTCCATCCGTGTATGCAACTTAAGTTAATTAGAAACTCAAACCATATTTCAGTTTTACCACTCGCTGGTGCTGCACCTATGTAAGTTGTACACCCTTCTTTTACAGTGTACGGTATCTGGTCAAAAGTCCAACCGATTGATTTGCCTCTAACGTTTTTAAGGTTGCGTATGTCATTTAGTTGACCTTGTAAGTCGCTTAATCTTTTATACATATTAATCAAATATTTGTCTTGGTTGTTTAACTTCAATTTTGCTAATATACGGAAGTGTTTGGTTTAATTTTGATTTCCAATTCTTAATTGGTTTATCGTTTCCGTCTTTCCATTCGTTTACTTTCCAACTTTCATATTTTAATTTAACTTGTTCTTTGTTTACGTTAGGCACTTGTTGTATAGCATATTGTAAAAATTCATCAAATTCAGGTATATATATATATTTATTATCTTTTACTATAACACTATCTTTATCTATTACGGCATTTTTGGTATCCGTCGGTATGCGTTCGGATGCGGTCGCATTCCATCGCTTTAATGCGTTCTCTTTATTCTTCAGTCGAATACCTTCGTATTTTTGTAAATCACGTTTTAAACTTTGCTTAATAGGTTCAAATGCTATTTCCGTAATAATATCTTCAGGAATAGGGTCTTGGTCATTTACATACTTTAAAATATGTTTAAACAATTTACCCGCTTGTTCATCCGTTAGCTTTTCAACGGTGTGAATTACATCACAATATAAAATAAATCCCTTTTTGTCTTTTGCCATTTGTCAAATTTTAAACATAAAAAAACCCTCTCAAATCCACTGGAGTCTCACGTCAGTTTCATTGAAAGGGTAAATAATTCCTTTGCGGTTAACTATGTTTGAGACTCTAACCGTTTACAAATATAACAATAATTTTTTATTCGTAGCTATTTGTTAAATAATAATCCATAATTTTTATTACCATATTGTAATTTGATAGCGTGTGTACTGTTACTTTGTAATTACCAAAGTCAAATTGATTAAGCTTATCGTATGAAACATTCCTCCAATGCGCTGCGCATCTTTTTAAATTTATAATATCGCATTCACTGTTTTGCTTGAAGTGGTTTAATACAAACCATTTAATGTTTTTATCCTTTTGACCTGACTTTATTAACGCTTCATTTACGCAATAAATAAAAAAAGACGAACCTTCGTAATTTTCAAACTGTTTTTTTAATTGTTCTATTTCCATAACTATTTTATAATTACTGTTGGTATTGCTGAATTAATTTCAAATATTTCGTCTATTTCTAAGAATCCATTTGAATAAAACGCCCTGTAATACGTTAAATCCGTTTCTTTGTCGTGGGTTCTTTCGACTTCAGTTAAATAATATACTTTCATAATTAATCAAATTCGTTGTTTATCCATTTTTTTAAAACTTTTCTTTTCCAGTATTGAAATACTCTATTGTTACGTACCGTCAAAGGCTGCTGGTGGTATCGTGTTAAATTAATTCTTCGTCTTTTCATCTGTTTCTGCTTATTGCTTCAATAAATTGGTATCGAGTTGCTGCGCTTAGTTTATTCTTAAAGTCAAAGAACTCGTAAACGTTCCCAGTGTATCCAAACTCAATCTTTTTAGCTTGTTTGTGAATAGTAAAAAAATAGTTTATTTCGTCTTTTAGTATTTCGTAGGTTCTGATTCCTTGGTTTCTAAACACTACTGAGTAGATTGTACCACCAAACTCCTCACTTTCCACGATAGCAAAAGGCGTACGCGTTAAATACAATTCTTTTAAAGTTACTTCTGTTTTCATTTTTCGTTTATTTTATTATTTATTAATCCTATTACTATTGCTATAAAACCAACACTAAATAATAGTAGTGCCATCTTTGCTTCTTCTGCCATTAGAAATTACTTTTGATTACTAACTTTAATTCTCCATTAATATCTGATTCCGTACTTTCGTGAATCTTATCTACGAACTTTTGGCTAAATTCTACTTCGTGCCATTTATCTGCGATTTCAACGCTTTTCTTTTGATTGTGATACGTTTCTACTCCTGAGGCAATTAACTCTTTTAAATCGCTTAAAATCGCTATTAAATCGCCTTTATTAGTCCACTCGAAAGATACGTTTACTTGTTTAGTTCGTTTTTGCTTACTTGACCAGTTCATTTTGTATAGTTTAATATTGCATCTAAATAATCATTGTATAGCTTTTCGTTGAATGATCCACCTTTATCTTCAGGGCAAATTTTATTCATCCATTTACGCTTTAAATAAGTTATGTTTGGCTTGTGCGGAAAATACGTATTAACCACGTTTTTAATTTTTGAGTTCATGTCTTTTAGTTTTAGAAATTAGTACTAAAGATAAACATAATACGCCAGCACCTAACATTAGGTAACTGTCGTAAGTTGCACCCAACAAAATAATTATCGAGTTAATTAAAATGCCTGTTCGTTTTTTCATAGTGTTTTTTTAAATGATATACGCAAAACTAATATAAAAGTTTAATATAACAATACTTTTTATTAAAAATAATTTACATAAATAACAAAACCCCTGATTTCTCAAGGGCTTCATAACACAAAACAAACAGAAAGAAAATTTTTATTTGCCTACTTTAAATCGTTTTACAATAAATTTAACGATTCGTTTAGCTATTAGTTTCCAAATACCGCCTTTAGATTCGACTTTCACCTCTAACCCTTCAGCGGTTTTTGAAATTTCAATGTCAATGTTTTTACTATCTAACTTGAATTCTTTATTTAGATCGTCTTTTAATACGTGAATATCTACGTTCTTTGAGTCTATATCCAGTTTAATATTCGTACCGTCTTTTTCTAAATTAACGTCTACGTTATCCGTGTCAATTGTTATTTTTTTCTTTGCCATAATTATTTATTTATTCCAACGTGCTGCAGTTCCTCTAACGTCGTAATGTACCCAAGTTGAATATGTACCTATTCCACCTTGTTTCATTTTACCTTCAGCTATCAATTTCTCGATAATAGCCGCAACTTGTTTCGGTGTGTAACCTTCTATTTTAAAATCCGCAGCTTCGCCCGTAATATGTCTTGACTTAGTCGCACCGCCTATTTTAGCGTTGTGTTCGGCTGGCCTATAACCGCTTGTTATCTTAATTGGTTTTTTTACTTCGTCACGTAACACTTGTAAATTCTTTGCAAGTTCAATTAAGTTTCTTAACACGTCCGTAGGAACGGTAAAATTATGCTTGTTGAACTCGTTTAAACTAAAATTGTTTGTTAGCTTCATATCTTATTTTTTCGCTAATTTACGACTTTTATTTTCAAGTACAGCAACAGTATCAGATTTTATGATCGGAGCTTGTGGCTGTTTTTCTTCAATAGGTTTTCTATTGTAATATTCGTTTTTATCTAAGCAGTTGTACAAACGTTCTTTAACGTCTTGCACCTCGAAATGCGTGTACGTTAACCATAATGCAAGCACTCCGACCGCGCCTTGTTTTTTTATCACTTCAATAAATTGTGTTAAAGGTATCATTTTCATTATTCAAAAGGTGGTGTTATTGGTTTTGGTTTATATTCAATCAATGCTAAATCTTTTACCCAAACAAAAGACGGATTAACGCATTGCTCCATTTCTTCTATTGATATTACCCAATTATCGTCTATATCTTGAATAGGGTTAAAATAAGAATCTAAGTCATACAGCTGACCTACTAATTCGTCTTTTTGTATTTCTGTTAAAAGCCCTACTTGTATCATACTTGTCTACCTAAAGTTGTGTTAAAAGTTTGTATTGCAGTTCTTAAATCAGCTGCTTGTGTATCTGTTAACCCAGCACCCATTGTAACAGTAGCAGCTTGTTTTGTTGAATAGAATTTAGAAGCACCGTTTAAATTATTCCAAGCGCCTATCCAAATATCCCCGTTAAAATTACCGCTTGAAGCTGTCGTTCCCGTAGCTACTTTTACTCCGTTTTTCCAACCGTTAACTATATTCGATGCAGTTCTATTAGATATATAAAACCCTAACGAATTTGCATCTACGTATGTTATATAACTACCAGCTGAATTTACTCTATAATAAGTTGTGCCGCTTGTTCTAATCTCAATTAAACTACCTATTGCACCCGAAGCATCCTGACCTCCTATTTCAATTTCAGTTCCATTACTATTTGTACGTGAATAGAATGACAAGTGAAAAGAGTTTTGCCCTGTACCTACGGTAGTAGGGTTAAAATTCGTGTTACCATAAGCATTAACACCGTTAAATTGTACCCCATTATTTGAAGAAACTACACCACCGTTCCAAGTAACTTGATATAAAGCTGGATTAACAAGGTTGAAACTTGTACTTGTATTCGTCCCCCCTACCATTGGATAAACTACCAAATTAGGAAGCGTAAATAAACCAAATGATTTTAAATCAAGAACTAATTGATTAACAGCTGTTTTTTGCGTTGAATCTGTTATGTTAGCAGCCGTAAAAAATGCAGCCGCAGCGGGATCAAAAGCAGGCGCCCCTATTATATCAGTTGCACCAGCTTCAGAAACGGAATAAACCGAACCCCATCCGATAGCATTATCAGCGCCTTTTCCCCACCCTATATTATTATTTGAAGCACCGTCGCCCCATCCATTTGCATTTGCCATTTTCTAAGTTGTTATGTCTCCAGATAAAACCCACTCGTTAGTATCTATCTTTATTAACGTTGCTTGTGCGTATTGTGCCAAAAGTTTATTTTTACCGCCGTTACTTCGCATTGTTACCGTTGCTGTTGGTGCAACCGTAGTTTGTCCCGTACCGTACTGAATTATAATAATTTCCGTTCCTATTGGAAACGCATGGCTTGTATTAGTAGGTATTCTTAAATCGTTAGCGCTGTTATTATCTACTTTAATAATTTTATTCGCATCCGCTAAAACTAAGTTGTTTAAAGTCGAAGAATAAGTATTAATATTTTTAGTAACTATTTCAGCACCTGTAATATACTTACTTGCAAAAGTACCACCCCCAGCGTCTTGTGCAATTGCAAAACGATCCGAAGCCGCTAAATTACTTCCTTTCGCTGTTAACTGACTTATCTTTACGTTTGCCATTTTGCTTACTTAAATAGGTTAATAATTTCTTTATGTTTTCGTCTTTTGGTTTGTAGTTCTTCATAAATACCAGCCAGTATAATTGTTATTTGTGTCGGGGTACATATCCCCGTTTGAATTACTATTGTATTCAGGAAATTTATCGTTGTTAAAACTTATATGTTCAATAAATCTTTCAGTGTAATGCTGCGCTATACTTCTTTCTTTTTCGATTAAGAAATCTATTTCAACTTTTTCTACGTTAGTTGCGTTTTCTGAATTGTGTTTATACACCCCTTTATTCGCTATTGTGTAAGCCGCAAAAGGTAAGTATTCAACCATTGCCCAGTGTATAAGCATCGGTTTAACATACGTAACTAAAAGATTATTATAGTCGGTTGGTATTGTGTAAATAGAAGCTATTGTAACCGCTCCATTTGTACCACCAGAAACAGTTGCAATATTTCCAACTTTGTAACCCGTGCCAGCTGTATTTATTGTAGCGTTTGTAATTAAACCAGAAGGAGCTGTAATATTCAATTTTAAACCCGTTCCCGTTGCGCTCGTTGTATTTACAGCCGTTCCCGTTGTGTATCCAGTTCCTTGGTTACTTACTGTTATTGCAGTTGGTATTCCTGAATTAGCTAAAATAATTTCAGCTTGTAATTTTTGAAGTAAATCAGTACCTAAGAAATTTTGAATGTGTATGTCTTGCGCTATTTTAACGTACTGAATAAAATTGTCCGTGTCTACGTTACCGTTCATTGCAGTGAACTTTACAACGTCTTGTCTTGTTATTAAAAGTGCTTCTGCCATTATCGTGTGATTTTTCTTTTAGGTTGTGGATTACTTGGTAAAAAACCGTAATTAGGCATATCAACTGGTCTTGCGCTTACTTTAGAATCATTCTTTACAACGTATCCTAACTTTTCAGCTTTACGTACTGCAACTTGTTTTAACTCTTTGCTATTAACATCAATTGCTTTGCCGCTAAATGTAGCGTAAACACGTTTATTCCATCTGTGGTGACAATTACCACCGCCTTTATAGAACCAAATTGAATACGTATCAGCACCTTTTGGACCCCAACCCTCGTTTACCACTTGCGAACCCATTTTAATAATGTCTTCTTTACGATATATTTTATTAGCAGCCATCATTCTACGACAAAATTCACGTTCTGCATTTTCAGCACCAGCGTAAACGTACCGAGTTAAGAATTTAATACCTTCAATAACTTCGTCTTGCTTACTTGAAATATTCGGTCTGTTGTCGCCCGTTGAAACTAAGTTTACTATCTTACTTAATAACGATTGTTTAGGCTCTTTAGAAAGCGTTTCGTTCTCTTCGTCGTCCGTATCATAATCTACGGTAAATTCGTCTATTAGAATCGAGTTTTCGGGTTCGTCTTCGCCTAAATTAATTAACGCTTCAGCTATCTTAAAATCTTTGCTTAGTTCCGTTCCCGTTTCTTCAGCTACTTGTTCTTCAGTTTGTGCGTTTTCTAAATCTACAAACTCTAAAGGTTGTAACGTTTTAAAGAATAACTTTAAACTGATTCCGTTAAAAGCTAAAATTTTGTCAAAAGAATCTATTATTTGGTCTTGAATAGGTTTAATAACCATATTGTCGAATAGAATAGAAGCGTTTTTAATCTCATCAGCATTCGAACTAAAACCATTTGCGGACCCTAAACCGAAAAGCAAAGGGCTTGTAACATTATGCGCTAACATAATCTTTTTAACGCATTCCTCACTTAATGAATTGTACAAATCTGGAGCATCATTAACGGGCATTTGATCGACCGTAGTTTTGCTTTCTTGATTTGCATTAAAACCTATAATAACTTTTTTACCTTGTGGTCCTGTTAATTGGCTGTTTACTTTATTTGTGATTAGTAGTTGTTGTTCTTCAGTTGGAACGCCATTATTAAAGTTAATTACTACCCTACCACTAAAACCGTTTTGAACTTCGTTAATTAAATAATCAGCAATTTCTTCTTCTAACTTTGCGTATGGTAAACCACCTTGGTAATCAGGCAAAGCGTAGTATTTCATTCCAACCGCATAGGGTTTAGAATAAAGTATTTCTACTTGTTCGTTAGAATATCCAAACGCTGGGATTCTTTTAGGTACATATTTCTTAGTATCTTCCCAATTATCTGAATAGTAATAACCTTCTATTTCACCGTCTTTATTGCACTTTTCAGCACGTAACAAATTCACAGGCATGTGAAAAGCCTTTAAAATCTTTTTATGCGTCTTATCGTAGTGAACTTGCATAGCAAATTGACCAAACATTTTACGATCTAAAACTATTTTACGAATGCAATCAGCATGAAACAAAGCCATCATTTGAGCGTACTCGTTAGGCTTTTTATTAGCGTCTAAGGCACTCAATCCACGACCGTATATTAATCTATTAACGTTATTAATTACCGAGCTATTTGTAGTTGAATTAACATACCTATCAATGATAAATTGAAAGTAATTATTGTCTTCGCCAAATTCTACCCAAGCATCTCGTTTAGATTCTTGAATTACAGGCGTTGTGTATGTACTTAATTCTAAAACGTGTATGTTATTCATAAACTATAAATTCATTTGTTGTACTGTTTGAAACGTATTGTCCGTTATTTACTGTAAAGGTATTAACGTTTTGATTAGTACAAAATATCCTATCTTTATATACTACGACAGCACCGTTAATAAATACTAAATCGTAAAAATGATTCTCTACTAAATTAAATTCAGCTTCTAAAGTGTCGTAATAGTCGCCCACCGTGTGCGTGTATCCAGTTATTTGAGTTATTACACCCGTTTGTTCGTCAGTTATTCCAACATAATCAAACGTATGCGACCTTGGTATAAATACAAAAGTTTGGTCGTTTGTTGAAGTATTTAGAATAATCATATACTATTAACTTAAAAAGTACAAAATTGTCCTTAAAACAAAAAACCCCTACCGAAGTAAGGGTTAATTGTATGCAAGTATATGAAGGAAATTAAGCAGTAACTATTGTTGCATCAGTACCAGCTCCAGTTTCAAATAAAACTTTCAATCCGTTTTCATCTGTTACGTCAAGAAAGTTCGCCGGGCTGACCTCCATGGCTTCGAAAGTCAAATTATAACCATTAAAATCACCCAAGGCACTACCACTTGAAACAGTTCCAGCAGTAACATCAGCACCTTGTGTAAGTCCCATTAAAAAGAATTGGTCGGTCATTGTTCTAACAACTATTCTCGGTCTACCGTAAGCAAGTAATTTTACGTTTTTATGCGTTGTAACGTCTTGTCTTTTTAACTGAATAGTGAGTGTTTGTTGAAAGAAAGTAGTACCGTTGTCACGGCTTGAATTAATTGTAGTTTCAAAACTGTTAGCTCCTTTCAATTCGTATTTATACAAGTTCATAGCGCTTGCGCCAAGTGGAGTCCAGTCAGTAATTAAATCCGTGTCCGTTGCATCGTATGTTACATCGTCAGAATTTAAATCGTCGTAGTTTATAAAGTAGATAGCTTTCAACCCCGAAACGGAATCTTTACATTGTTCTATTCTACCATTTGTTATATCACAGCTCATTTTATTATTTTTTAAAGTTTAACAAAAAAAAAGGTGGTGTATATTGCACCACCCTTATTTATAGTTTTTGGTTTTTTAGTTAGCCGAGTTAACGATTCCGTATGTAACTACATCTTCAGCGAATCCGTATTTAACGTCACCCGTAAATCTCATTACTACACGTACATTCATACTTCCGTCAATTGGCGACATGTCTATCAAAGACACGTTATTCATATCATTAAGCAGTCCTGTCGCAAAATGTAGGTTAGAACTTTGAGAAGCTAAACCAGTGTTATTAGCTAAACCGTTAGCAAGGAATATTGGTAAACCGTCAAAAGAAAGTGACCCGTTAGTGTACCATTGTGTACCCAAGTTATTTGTACCGTTAGCACCTAAACCGCTTGCACCAAATCCACCCAAAGCACGAATGTAAGCTCTAACGATGTTAGAAGAAAGATACAATTTTAAATCAGGTTGTCCGTAAAGTCTTGTTGGTATAGCGTCAACGATTGAACCAATTTGTGCAATAACGTTAGAAGCATCAACAGTAGTTCCCGTTACCTCTTGTGCAGCTGGCAAAGAAGCGTCAGTAGTTAATTGTGTCATGATTCCAGCAAATTGACCTTGTGTAGCGTTAACACCTTGCCAAATAGAAGTTTCCATATTAGCAGCTACTTTTTCAGCTACGTGTGCAATTAAGAAATCAGTAAACGATTTAGGCATTACATCAAATGCAGAGTAACCCATTTCAATCGCCTGCCAAGTCTGATGAAAATCTTTTTTACACAATTGTAAATTTATTTGATACTCCTCAGGTTGTAAAATTCTTTCAGTTAACGTAACCGTAGAAGAAGCGTCAAAGTCACATGAAGCGTTACGAATTAAATCATCCGTAGCTACTCGTTGAATTACTTGTTTGAATTTCACGTTAGGGTGAATAGTCATACCACCTTGCTCCAATGTCGGTGCGCTTAAGATAGCAGCAGCGATGTACTTACCAGCAAATTCACCAGCATAGGTAGTAGTGATATTTGTACTTGTACTTAAATTAATTTTTTCCATTTTATAATATTTTTATTTTAATTAAACAGCAGTTAATGTAATTGCACCCGCAGCAGTTCCCAATCCGAAAACATACCAGTTTGTACCGTCACAATTCAATTCAACGAAATCTCCGATAGTGTCCGCGGAAGCAGAAAAAGTAATCGTGTTTTCGTCAGCACCAGGAACGTTTACTGAATTAACAATAACACCACCTTGAATTTTGTTTGTAGCAGCTTTGATAGTCCAAGCAGTAGTAGCAAATAATGCAGCTACCGTGAAACGATATCTAAAACCCGCAGAAGTAGCAACCGCTGGCAAAGTAATTTGCGCTCCAGCAGCAGCGTTTAAATAAAATGACTTGTCTGAATCTTCAGCAGTCAAAGTTGTTGCACCAGTCAACGTTTCAACAAGACCTACTTGTCTTGTTACGTCGTTAGATACAAAGTTGTAAGTTGTACTCATTTTTTTTTGTATTTAGTTAATTATTTATTTAATTTTTCAAGTATTGAATCCATAGTAGTGCGTTGTCTTTTTGCACTTAACTTAATAGAATCGTTCGTGTTTTCGTTTTCAGGGTTAAAAGAAATCGGTTTAACTTCTGAAAGTTCAACTTCTTTAGTTTCTTTTAGTTTAGATAATTCAGCTTTTAGCTCGTTGTTCTCGTTTTTAAGCGCTTCAATTTCAGAAAAGAAAGATTCTTTGATCATGCTTTCTACAATCTTTTTAGGCGCAGCTTTTGCCGTTTCCATTTCTTGTTCTTTCTTCGCTTCTTCTTCGATAGGTGCTTCTTCAGGCATTTCTTCTTCTTCTTCTTCTTTCTCTTTGATTTCAGAAATTATTCCTTCTTCTACTACTACCAAAATACGTCCGTCTTCCATTTCGTATTCACCTATTGGCAAAGCTATTTTTTGTTCATCTTCAGTAACTACGAAAACCTCGTTTCCAGCTTCAAACATTTCAGCTTCTAAAACTGTAACACCGTCCGATAGTTTCATTGTTTCTAACTTTACTTCCATACCGAGTAAAGTTTTAATTTGATTGATTAGGCTATTTTTCATTTTTATTTATTTAAGTGTAGTTAATGCTCGTAAAGCTTCTTCGATATTGTCTGAAACGTCCGTAGACAAATTAAACAATTCAGTTAATAATTTATCTGGTTCAGAACCTTGTAAATTAACACCAAGTTCTTTAGCTAATTTATCTAATTGCGCTCTAAATTTTTGAGCAGTTGCAAGATTCTTTTTACCTAAATCTTTATTTGTTTTTATAGCTTCAGAAGCTGCTTTCATAGCGTTAATTGATTTTACAATAACGTCTTTATGTTTTCCGTATGTAGCAACTTGACCTTGAAAAACTTTAACCGTAGATTTTAATTCATCGGCTAACGCCAAATTAATTTCGTGTTTTGCTAATTCAACTTTTGAAGATTCAACTTCGTTAGCCTTTTCGATTTTCTTTAAAATATTGTTTATCATAGCTTATTAACTTATTGGTTTTTTAATTGTTCCTTTTTTATAAATGTACTATTGTAGAAGTACCTTGATTTACTAAACTCCCTATACCTTGATTTTGTAAGTCCCCGTTGCAGCATTTAGAATCGTATTTACCGTCTTTACATAGGCAACCACGTTTACCGCCTTTAGGACTTGTTTTACTTTTCGTTGGTGTTTTCATATTTATTAATTAAGTCTTTTAATTTCTGTATTAACAATTCGTTTTCGTGTGAACTCATATCGTATTTATCCACAAAATAACCTTCTATTGAAAATCCTTTTACCTCACCGTCTTTTACCTTTTGCCAAACTTCGTCATTGTTTACTTTCATTGAAATCATCCACGTTCCTTTAGGTAAACTAAATCCGTACAATCGGCTTTTATCCGTCTTTTCATCTTCAATTATCCAACTTTCAACAACACTCATCCCTTCAAGCATTTTTCGCTCGTGTTCGTACGTTGCATTGTTTTGATTAGAACGCATTAAAAAAAGTTCAGAAGCCTTACGTACCGTGTCCTCACTAAAGTAAATGTAGAACTCTTTATCTTTGTTTTTACGGTATATCTGTTTGTTAGGAATTAAAGCCGCACCCATTAAGATTCTTTTTTCAGTATCGACCTCTTTTAGTTCGACTTCGTGTTTTTGTAACGCTACAAAATTTTCTTCAATCGCTGGTGATTCAACAACCGAAACGGCATTAATACCCATTTCTTCCTTTGTCTCATCAATCAGTAATTCTATTATTTCAACTTTTGCCATAATTCATTAACTTAAAGTGTTGCGTTTTGTACTCTATTTCTATCCAGTGCTTGTGCGCTTGTTACTTCGCCACTAACTACATATGCTTGTGTTGGTGTTTGTTGTAATTGTGCAAGTTGATTAATTCCGCTCGATCCGATTGTGTTAAAGTTTGCAGTCATAGGTGCAGCAACACCGCCGCCGCCACCACTACCAGCTGGTGCATTTGGAGCGGAACCACCACCTAAACTTTTTAATGCTTTTGCAGTTGCCGCTATATTTGCCGCTATTCCTATTCCTGTAGAAATATTATTTAAAGCAATTACAGGAGCCGCTGCCGCTCCACTTGTTGCAATTGCTTGAGGGGTTGCCAAGGCTCCAGCGTTTGCCAATTTATTTGATATAATCATTTTTGCAATACCAATTGCACTTTCAGCTATAACAGCCGCTTTTTGAACACCTTTACTTTTTTCAAAAACATTTTTAATTAATTGAACACCTTCTAATGCTAATTCAATACCTTGATTTTGTATAGCTTGTTTTTGTTCGCGAACAGCCTTTGCCGCTTCTATTTCTTTTGCAGCTTCTTCTTTACGGTATTTTTCATTTATAGCAGCTGAATCTTTATTGAATTTTCTTGTTAATTCTTTTTGTAATTCAGTGTTATTTAACGCTGCTTCATATTCTTTATCGTATGCTATTTGTAAATCTAAAAGTTCTTGTTCTTTTTGAGAATTTTTAATTTTTTGTAAAGCGTACCATTGTTCGTCTTGCGCTTTTATTTGTTCTTTTAACTTTAAATCTCGTGCGTCTTTTTCTATTTTATCGTACTTGTCATTAACCGCTTTGTCATCTAACCTTTTACTTTCGGTCATTTGATTAGTTAACTTATCGTAATCAGCTTTTTTAAGTTTACCCTCTTTAAAGTTTTTGTCCGCTTCTTCTTGTTCGTATTTATATTTTATCCGTAGCGCATCTAAATCTTTTGCACGACCTTCTTGCATCAAACGGTTTTTTTCTTCTTCCATTTTACGGGTAATATCTATTTGCTCTTGCGCTGCGCCCCTTTCTGTATTTACACGGTCTTGCGTGTTTTGTTGGTCGTCTTGTTTTAATTGTAATTCAAAACCTTGCCTATCGGACTTCATTTGTGCTAAACCACGTTTTGCTTCTTTTATAGTAGCATCGCTTTCAGCTTTTACCGCTTCTGGATCAAATAATAAACCCGATAAAAAATCCGCACCAGCCGTTGTTAAATCTGTTAACAAGCCATTTATATAAGGAACTTGAATAGAAGTAATACCTAATACTTCAGCAACTGAATTAGCCGCTAATATAACAGCATCTAAAGGCAAAACTAACGCTCGCATAAGCGCCACCGAACCCTCTAATCCAAGTCGAATAATAGACTTGGCAAATTCTTGGTTTCGTTCCGCAGCTGCTATTTCTAATTTTGACGTTTTTTCAAGTCTTTCAATATCTGCTTCAGTTGTTTTTATTGAAGCATCTAACTTATCTATTTTTAACTTTAAAATTTGCTTTTCAGTTTTGCCTTGAAGCCTTAATGAATTTTCTTGTAACTCAAAACTTTCGTAAGTTTCTTTTGCCGTAGCAGCATTTTTTGCTGATTCTTTATTTAGTTTCTTTTGTTCGTCTGAAACACCGCTTACAGCCGCCTTAATATCGTCCCAATATGCGACAACAGTACCCAAAGCAACAACAAATAAACCTATTCCCGTCGCAGCAATACCCGTTCTAATACCACTCAACGCAGCCTTAGCACTTGCACCTAAAACTTTGAAAGCATCGCCCGCTTGCATTACTCCATTAATACCTTGCGTTAAAGCCATTACACTTTGTACTTTCAAAAGTGCTTCTTCTACTTTGTCGCTTTCAACACCTAATAAAGCCATGCCACCCGTAAACGCTTGGAAGCCATTCATTACGCCATTTACAGCACCCTCAACAGCTTGAAATTTAGCATCAGGATTAAAACCTTTGATTAAGTCCTTACTGAATTCGATTTGGTCTTTTAATTCAGCGGCTGCCCTTGCGGCTTTTACCGCTTGTTCGCTTGTTTCACCGTATGTCGCAGAAAGTTTTTGAAGTTCTTGTACGGCTTCCCTATATTGCGCTTTTAAACTTTTGCTATTGTCTTGTATTTCTAATTCAATCGTTCTTTTTTCAGCCATTGTTTACGCTTTTCTTGTTTATAAATCTTTTTAATATTGTCCGTTAGTTCGTGTTTTCCTTTCGCCACATCTACTATTTCACTAACCCCGAAGAAATCGTCAGCTTTTAATAGTTCTAAAATTAATTGAATCATTGTTGTAATATTTGAATTTGATTTGCCACTTGTTGACCGTTGCTTAAAGTGTACGTAACTGTTAAAGTAATAACTTGCACCGCTGAATTTTCCGTTATTAAGTTTTGAAATTCTTCAGTAATTAAAACATCTGAATTTTCAGCTAAAATAAAAGATGGCGTGTTCGTGTTTTCAGGAATACAAACAACTATTGTTTGACTGCTCGTTATTGTGCTTGGTGTAATTGTAACACCTCCAAAAGTTGTTGTAATAGTAGCGCTTACCGCACCGTTAACGAAGTTAATAGGAACATTTAAACATTGAGCATCAAAAGACGGAACGTAAGGTTTACCACTTGTCAAAGGTCTGAAATCTAAATACAAACTAAAATCTACTTGACCTGTAGTTAAGTTGCTTTTCATTTCGTTTATAATGTACCTTTTATCTCTTATAATAAGACGGTCATTTAGTTGTAAGTTAGTCAGTAAAGAAATAGGTAAGTTCGTTTTAACGTTGACTAATCTATTTTTTAAATTAAACAAGTTAACTAAATACGGAAAATAATATTCAGCATATAAACCTTGTTGTATTGTTTCTAAATGTATTACTGAATTTTCAGCACCGAAGTTTAAACTATATTTCGTATTTTGGTAAGTAAGGTCTTGACCAAATAAAGCAAATGAATCTATATCCTGATACGTAGTACCGTCGTAAAATTTAATAGGGTGTGCGCTTAAATCATTGCTTTCACCGTACAAATAAAGCAGCATCGGTTTAGGTGTATAAGCGTTAAAGCTTTCATTTAGCGTATAACCGAAAATAGCATAGTCGCCTGAAGAATGCGTTGACCGTGCAAATAATAAATTTTCAAACGGAACTTCTATTGCATACTCATCGCCATCGTAGGCAAATTGATACTCCATGTTTCCGTATTCCGAGTTACTTATTTTAAAGAAATTACGGTTAACAAAACTTTCGGATTGCTGATATTTAAACGCTATTTTTTTATAAAGTTTAATGCGTTCAATATCTATTGAATCAATATCGGTATATTGTGTAATGTCTACAATAGCCCCTTGACTATACCAATCTTCTAAAGGTAGTATTTCAAAAGTGTTTTCTGAAGTAGCTACGCAAGTACAATTAAATTCTTTTAAAACGCCTGAAAAGAAATCCGATACCTTCATATCGGGCAAAGTAGAATTAATGCTTACGTTACCAGCTAATACAGTTTGTACCGTGCTTATTTGTGCGTAATTACTTAATCCGTTTACTCCCGTTATTTGGTAATTGATTAACATATCAATATTCATAGGAGCAGTGGCTTTCATTTTGAAAGTCAAAGTTGTGTCTAATCCTGAAACATTTTGAAAACTTACATTACCAAAAACGCCCGTTGTGTTTCCTTCAATAGATTGATAAAAATTACCGTCTTGAAATACGTCAATATACCAAGTTCCAACCGCTGATTGATTTAATACTTGAAAACTAATAACACTAAATTGAACGTCTTGTGCAAATAATACATTTATTTCGTCTTGGTAAATATCCGTATATGTTAAATCGCCTGGGTTTGGTAAAGTGTTATCCCCTATTACCGTTGCTGTTACTTGGTCTATTACTACGTCTGTACTTTCAGTTAAAAAAGTATATTCGTTCGTGTTTTTACCGTACAAAAATACTTGGTTAAATCGTGAATCGCTTAGAAAAGTTCCCGTAAAAGTAACCCCGTAATCGTTTGCAATTGCTTGAAATAATCGTGTTATTTTAATTGCTGGAAATAACTCATCGTATTGTATTGCATGAGCGTTTTGTGCAACGTTTTCAGTGCCTTGCCTATATTCCCAAACTCGGTTACTTGCAATTAAAGGGTATCTAACATCGTAATCGGTTGCTAAATCCGTTATTCTATTATATATTTCAGTACCCGTAAAAGCAAATTCAAAAGAACTTAAATCTAATAAGTTCAATTTATCTTCGCCAAACAAATCTTTTAACGTTCGTATTTCACCATAAAAAGTTAGTTGGTAGTTTTCAGCATGACCGTTTTTTATGTTAGCTTTTTCAATCTGAATTTTACCACGTCTGAAAGTAGTTAGGTCAATTTCTATTACCGCATTCCGTCTTATATTATGGTCGAATAAAGTTGAAGGCGTTTGAGGGTCTCCAATATCCGATTGATAAAAGTGTTTAAAGATTTGATTGTTAACAGTTGAAGCTGGCACGGTAAACGACTGAGAAAAGTCAGTAAATACTTTTGAAATATCGTTAATATTTTGAACGCTTGACGTAACATTGATTTGTTCGTCTTCAAATAGTTCAATCTTAAGTCCTTCAATATATACTTGTACTTGTCTCATATTACGTTGTTAATAGCATTGAAAGCAAAATCAAACTCTAAAGAATAGTTAATCATTTTTTGATTTATATTCTTGAATAGTTCCGTTGACTTCGTGTTCATTTTTACGGGTAAACTGTTTAATAATATTCGTTCGCTTGTCATTAGCTGCTCCAACAAATCATTGTAGCTTTCAGTTACCCAGTCCGTGTTTACTTTAATACTTCGTTTTGCAGTTGTATTAAACACCTTACGTTGACCTTCTAAAGTATTGTAATTAGGAAACGTTGACTGCATTAAATTGTATTCAGTATTTTCAACGCTAAAGGTATCGTTAGACGCAGCGAAAAACCAAGTCCTTTGCCAACACCCGTAACGGTTTACAAAGTCGCATAAAACAGGCGTATATCGGCAAAGTTCAAACGGTTTAAAATTACTTTCCCAAACAGTAACATCACTACCTAAAATATTAATTATTATTTCTAATTTATTTCCGCCAGCATAATAATTTTGATAAACGGTAGGAACGTCTAAAATAGAATTGTTTGTTAAGTTTTGTGTGAATGTAGCAGCCGTTGCCAAGTTAGTATATTTTGCTTTGTAGCTTGTCGCAGTTTTAACCATTATATGACCAGCCCTTCTACTTGAATTTGTACTTGGGTTTGTGCCATCGTAGTAATAAAAAAACGTCCCTTCGTCGTGTAATATGTCGTAGGTCGGCGTGTAATTATATCCTTGTTCATACCACCCAAAACCGTCATAGGCTACGTAGGAATTTGTACTAAGTAGCGTGTAAACACCAGCGTCTAATTTGTACCTTTTTAATTGAACGTTACACCATTGACTTGTGTCAGTTGCGGCAAAAGTATTATAAATTTCTTGTCTTGTATTCCAACTGATATACTCACGAACGTAAGGCGAAATATTGTAATACGTCTTTACGTTGTTTGAAGCTGGTATTAATTTACTCAAAGTGTAACTTGGCGAAGCTGGTGCGCTCCCCGTACCGTTCCAAATAAATACCTCTAATTTAGAACCGTCTTGTCCCGTTTCGGATATTTCTACTATATAAGGTGAACGTGCAAAAATACTCATTTTATATTCTTTAAATTTTGGTCTAATATTTCATTTAAAAGCTGTTCGGCATCCAAACCGTA